GGAGATGAAGGACGCAGTTGCTCGAATCGGTTGGGACGAGGCTCTTAGGAAGAAAGCTAAAGAAGAGAACCCGGACGCATTAACCAAGGCAATGAAAATAGTCGACAAATACGGTAAGGCAGCAGGAACAGTTGGCACGACTGTGGATAACAGTACCAAGATGTACAACAATATCGCCAAGGTTCTTAACACCTTTACTGGAAGCGATTGGCCTATTGTTGGCGAAGGCAAGAAGAATCAAAATAGCTCCAATAAAGGAAACACTGATAAGCCTAACGAGGAATCAAACGATAAGCCTAACGATGGTAAACCTTCCGGTTTTAAAAAGACGATGGAGGCAGCTTCTAAGATTCTTGGGAAAGCTTTTGGAAAAGCCGATGAAGAATCCAAAGATGCCTCAAGCGACAAGGACGTCATCGACACAAACTTCGAGTATTCAGACGCCAAGGCAGAACAAGCAGAGCAAGCCGGTAGAGCCGCAGTAGAGAGATACTTACAGCTCGAAGATAAACGTAAGGGGTGATAACGGATGCTTTCAAACACCGCAACGCCTTATTACTACGGAAAGTTCAGACAGGATGTCCTCAGAGGTAAGATCCCGGTTTGCAAAGAGATCTCTATGGAGATGAACCGAATAGATGACCTCATTGCTGACCCGAGATTCTACTACGATGACCAGGCAGTCGAAGGATGGGTTCGTTTCTGTGAAAATGAGCTTACCCTTACCGATGGCTCGGACCTCAATCTCCTGGATTCATTCAAACTCTGGGGCGAACAGATATTTGGCTGGTATTACTATGTCGAAAGGTCTGTCTACGAACCATACGAAGACGGGCATGGAGGCAGATACGTCACCAAGATGATCAAGAAACGGCTTGTAAACAAGCAGTATCTTATTGTCGCACGAGGAGCAGCCAAGTCCATGTACGGTTCATGTATTCAGAGTTTCTATCTGACGGTTGACACGTCTACCACCCATCAGATTACTACTTCTCCGACAATGAAGCAGTCCGAAGAGGTTATGTCCCCGATCAGAACTGCTATCACAAGAGCAAGAGGACCGCTATTCCAGTTCTTAACTGAAGGTTCTCTCCAGAATACAACTGGGTCTAAGGCCAACCGATGCAAACTGGCGTCCACCAAGAAGGGTGTTGAGAACTTCCTTACCGGATCTCTTCTGGAAGTAAGACCCATGAGAATCGATAAGCTTCAGGGTCTTAGATGTAAGATCGCTACAATCGATGAATGGCTTTCCGGAGACGTTAGAGAAGATGTAATCGGTGCCATTGAGCAGGGTGCATCCAAACTTGACGATTATCTGATTGTTGCAACCAGTTCAGAGGGTACTGTTCGAAACAGCACAGGTGACACCGTCAAAATGGAGCTGATGGAGATCCTAAAAGGAGACTATGTCAACCCGCATGTATCGATTTGGTACTACAGACTCGACGATGTTAAGGAAGTTAGTAACCCGGATACGTGGCTTAAGGCTAATCCGAATCTCGGGAAGACCGTAACTTACGAAACTTACCAGCTTGACGTAGAAAGAGCTGAGAAAGCTCCGGCAGCAAGGAATGATATTCTTGCCAAAAGATTTGGAATCCCAATGGAGGGCTACACGTACTTCTTTACATACGAAGAGACCATCCCTCACAGGAAGAGAGACTTCTGGCAGATGCCCTGTGCTATGGGCGCAGACCTTTCTCAGGGCGGTGACTTCTGTGCTTTCACGTTCATGTTTCCTCTTAGAAATGAGTCGTTTGGCATAAAGACCAGATGCTATATATCAAGTCTTACACTTAACAAATTACCTCCTGCTATGAGGTTAAAATACGACCAGTTCATAGAAGAAGGGTCTCTTATGGTGCTCGAGTGCACTGTTCTTGACCTTACAGTCGTCTATGAAGATCTCGATAACTTTATAGAGCGTAATAAGTACGATGTCAGATGCTTTGGCTATGACCCGTACAACGCTAAAGAGTTTGTTGAGAGATGGATGGTCGAAAATGGACCTTATGGTGTAGAGAAAGTTATACAGGGTTCCAAAACAGAGTCGGTTCCTCTTACAGAACTTAAGACTCTTGCGGAACAGCGGATGCTCCTCTTCGATGAGGAGCTTTTTTCATATACGATGGGCAACTGCATAACCATTGAAGATACGAACGGCAATAAGAAATTACTGAAGAAACGCTACGAGCAGAAGATTGACTCTGTGTCTGCAATGATGGACGCTTATGTCGCCTACAAGCTCAACAAAGAGGCGTTTGAGTAGGAGGTGACGACGATGTGGAGGTATAAAGATAGTTCTTTTGAGATTGCCGATCGCTTTGGCCAGGAAGCTTACGCTCACCAGTATTATCAGAACTATTTAGCCCACCACGGTATCTTAGGCCAGAAATGGGGAGTGCGCCGATTTCAGAACCGTGATGGTACTCTTACTGCTGAAGGCAGGGCTAGATATGGCGTCGGCGATGCGGCACAAGGAGCAAAAACTCTGACTACTGCTTACGGACGATTTAACAACAGGCAGAAAAGAACAAGAATTGCGGCACGTGTTGGCGCTAAAGCCGCCGTCGTTGGCAGTACAGTGGCTGGTTCTGTAGCTGGCGCATACGTTGGAATGCCTGTTGGAGCGTCTAGACAGTTAGGTTTTGTTGGAGGAAACTTGGGGCTAAGCCTGGGAAGAAATGCAACCGCTAGCATATACAAAAAAGCAGGACAAAAGCTAGACAAGCGTCGTTTGGAAGATAATGATGTTAAAAGCAATAAAATAGTTATTGAAGAAGGGCAGGAGTTTAAAAGGACATCACTCAAAGAAAAAGAGGATGGTAAGGACCGACTATACGTTTCTCCAACATTATCCAATTTTGATATTGGGTACTATGAACAAGAGTGGCCAAAGTATCTTAAGAAGATATCGGGGAGAGAAGACACCAAAGTCTATCAAAATACTTATAAGACTACCATGTCTTTAGTCGCACCGTCATTAGATGAGCGTAAAGCTACTGCTCAGGCAATAGTAAACACTAATAAAAAGACGAGAGAAGAATTTGCAAAAGCCTATGCAATGGATCAAATGCGTCTAAGCAGCGGACTGCTAAATGCTAAAGACATAAATGATCTATTGCGTAAACACGACAGTAGACGAAAAGAGTGGGCCAATGAACTCGCAGATAGAGACCGAACAAATGGAGTCGATAAGAAGACCATAGCTAAAAGCCAGAAAGAGCTTCGTTCATCTTTGGAAAAAGAAAGAGCTGGATTGCTATTCAACTATAATTCGATGGTGGATGGTATGATGAGGTCCGATCGCATTGACATGAATTCGAAAAATAATTTCAAGAAATTCACAGCATCTATTCCGACGTCTCCGAAGTTAATGAACTCCTATATTAAAGAGCTTAAGAAGCAGGGATATGAGGCGGTCTATGACGACAACTCTAACGGTGAAGCTCCATTCATCATCTTTGATCAGAAGTATCTTAAGCAGACCGGCTCCAGAAGAATAGCATAGGAGGTTCAAAATGTGGCATTACAATTACGAAGCTGCTTGCCTTTGTCATTCTTTTAAAGGCACCTCCTGGAAGGACCACAAATACATCGCCAAGAAAAACGGCAAATACATTTATCCAGGCGGTGGCAAGAAAGAAAAGACTCCTGAAGAAATTGTTAATGGAGTTGCCAAAGACATCAAGGGATACCAGAACAAGGACCTCTTTAAGACGGATGAAAATGGCAAGCCCATTCCGGCAAGAGAGCGAGCGGCCAGAAAGAGGAGACAGCAGCGTCTTGAAAAGAGGCAGGTTGTAGAGCAGGCAAAAACCAACAGCCTTAGACGTAACAGCGTGAATCGTGCCAAGGCAGCAGGAGCCGCTGTTACCGAACGAGACAGAGCGTGGAAAGCTACCGTTCGTCGTACCGAAAGCGCCAAACGAGCTAAGGAGAATTCTAAAGAGCAGGCCAAGCAGCAGGATATTTGGAAACGCAAGAAAGCATATGCTGACAGGATAAATGCGTCCAAAATAGCCGAGCGGAAACGAGCTATAAACGCGATTAATCTTCGTAAAGCCAGTGTCAATAGGGCAAAAGAGAACGGCGCTGAAGTAACGAAGCAGCAAAAGGAATGGCAGAAGACTAAGAAGAAGGTTAAGAGAGAACGGGCCATGAAAGCAGCTAAACGAGCATGGGATAAGTTCTCCAACATGCCCTTCAAATGGAAGAAGTAGGTTCTGCTTATGAAAGTCAAGAAGATCAAGATTCACGGTGGCGGAACTAAGAGGATTAAAATCCGAAACAAGGTTACACCAGGAAAAGTTGTGAAGACTGGAGCGACGGCTTATTCCAATTACAAGAAGTACCAGAAATTCAATGAGGAAGCTAAGGAGCAAGGAAAGAAAATTCATCGTTACGAATACGATCCTTGGAATGCTCCGATGGTTAATCCTGGTATCTATGTTGCTGGTCCTGACACAGACCGAAAGATCAGAGAGTTCGACGAATGGCGCAAGAAACAGCCTCAGCCGAAGATGACCAAAGAAGATCTGGACTACCTTGAGCAGAACCATCTTATCCTCACAGAAAGATCGGAACGAATCGCCAAAGAAAAAGAAGAGCAGAGGAAGCTTAAGAGGCAGAAGGCCATTTCAGCTTGCAAAGAAGTTCTTGGGTCTATCGTAGGATATTCTGGTGGAGTAGGAAGAATCATCACGACAACTCGTAAACTTGCCAAGGGCAAAACTGAGTTCGCTAAATTCAAGATTTCTAACAAGAGCAGTACCAGCAGAAGCCCTAGACACAAGAAGTATAAGAGGCGTCATTCCAGATAAGGAGAAACTTCAAAATGGCCAATACAATCATGGAACGACTAAGGCATTCATGGAACGCCTTCTTCAGCAGAGAGCCGACCACAACGCAGTTTCACGAATATGCTCACTATGGCTCATCTGTCAGACCGGACCGAATCAGACTTTACGGAAGCGGTGACCGTTCAATTGTAGTAGCAGTCTTCGGTAGAATAGCTGTGGACTGTGCTTCGATTAACATCAATCATGTAAAGGTTGACGAGAACGATAACTTTACCGAAGAAATAAGCTCGAGCCTTAATTACATCTTCTCGACAGAGGCAAACATCGATCAGTCGAGCAGGCAGTTTATAAGAGATATTGTAATATCGATGTTTGACGAGGGATGCATCGCGGTTGTCCCTGTTGATACAAACGTGAACCCGGATACTACGGATTCCTATGACATTCTTTCCATGAGAGTTGGACGGATTGTCGAATGGTTTCCGTATAGTGTCCGGGTTTCTTTATACAACGAGAGAATCGGACAGAAGCAGGAAGTTGTAGTCAACAAGAATGACTGTGCGATTATCGAGAATCCGTTCTATGTGATCATGAACGAACCTAACTCGATTTATCAGCGACTTCTTAGAGTTCTTAACAAACTCGATGTAGTCAATGAACAAATCGCTGCCAACAAGCTCGACCTTATCCTGCAGCTTCCTTATGTAATCAAGTCAGAAGCTCGTAAGGAACAGGCTGAGAGAAGACGTAAAGAGCTTGAGGACCAGCTGGCTGGCTCCAGATATGGCGTAGCTTATACAGACGGTACCGAGAAGGTTATTCAGTTAAATCGTGCGGTTGAGAACAACTACTGGACTCAGGCCAAAGAGCTTATGCAGATGCTCTACAACCAGATGGGTCTTACTCAGGAGATCTTCGATGGCACTGCTGACGAAGCAGCAATGCTTAACTACTACAACCGGACTATTGACCCGATCATGCTGGCAATTACTGAAGAGTTCCAGCGCAAGTTCCTGACAAAGACTGCCAGAACTCAGGGCCATAGAATTAAATACTTCAGAGATCCGTTCAGGCTCGTTCCGGTTAGCGAGCTTGCAAACATTGCTGATAAGTTCACCAGAAACGAGATCCTTACCTCTAACGAAGTAAGATCCGAAATCGGCTACAGACCGTCTGACGATCCTGGAGCAGATGAGCTGAGGAACAAGAACCTCAACCGCGATAGGAACGAAATCAATCCTAAGCAACAGCAGCCAGTGATTAACAAAGAGCAGGAGGCGACAATTCAAAATGGCGAATAAAT